AGAGTTGAATGCAGCTGGAGCTGTGATTGAAAAAGAAGGAACTCAATTAGGAGTTATTGCACAAGAATTAGAAACAATAATACCAGAGTGTGTTACTACTATGTCCACTGGGGTTAAATCAGTTGACCCTGATAACCTCACTTGGTATATGATAAATGCAATAAAAGAACTATCTGCAAAAGTCAAAGAGTTAGAGAGCAGACAGTAGAATAAGTGTCCTATTAAATGGACAAGGTGCTGAAAATAAGTTAGAATAAAGACAGTTCATACATATGTGATGCAACTGACTAGTACAGAAAAATTAATATTCATCTCAAGTTTCATGGTTGCTATGAACTGGGGTGTTAGATTGACACAAATTATCATTCGTCATGCTTTATACTAGTATCATAGGAGACAAGCATAGAAGCACCTCTGAGAGGGTTTTAAGGTGGTTTCAGAGTCAATATCTACCTAGACATCATCTAGACATTTCTTTGGTCTATAAGAACTTAGAAAGTGATGGTGTCTTTGGGTGGTGTATGGTAGAGGGAAGTCTATCAAAACCTAGAACTTTCCTTATTGAAATCCATAACAAACTTGACTACAAGACATATCTTACAACTCTAGTTCATGAACTATGGCATGTATATCAACATGTCAAAGGACTACCTCAATGTGAAGAGGAAGCAGCAACTATGGAGAAAGTTCTCTTTAATAAATTATCCTGTCTTAACATACAGGCATCTTAAAATCTTGAAAAGCCTAACTAGCTTTGTCTAGTTTAATCAAGGTGTATCTCGCTTTACTTTAAATTATCATGGCACTGACTAAACAGAAATTCATTTATGTGAAACCTAAATCCACAGATGCAGAAGAGAAGTTTGATTGTTATATGAACAGATTGCACTCATGTAGAGTAACTAAAGAGGATGTACATACCTACTACCTTTCCTCTATCACAGATAAGTATTCTTTTGAGTTGAATAAAGAGTTTGATAAGAACTGGGAGGTCATCAAATGAATTATGATGAGATAGTCAAAGCATTAAAGGAAGAGAGAAGATTGAATGAAGAGTTGGGTAAAATCATAGAGGAACCATCTTACTATGACCCTACACATTATGAAGATGAAGAAGGCAATATTAAACCAATACCAACCAAAAAACAGAGAAATGGTAGTGATTTAGACTCATTAGATGGTATTTTTGATTAATTTATATTGAGAAACTCTAAAGACAATGTTAAGAATAGTCAATTTTTCATAGATAATGTTATAATATCAAGATATAGAAATAGTTTACTAGTAAACTTAGCAAAGGAGAATCATTTATGAGTGGAGACAATTTACATGGAAAGCAACCAATTAAGTTTTATTCTGAAGAATTAACACTTACTAAGGTGCAATTATTAGAGAAGCAATTAAATCTAGGAGATAAAATTTCAGACCTAGATGAGAAACATAAGCATTGGAGTAGAATATTATATTCACACTTTGAATTGACAAAAGAGACCTGATACTCTATACTGTCACTATAATATTAGAAAAAAATTATTGGAGAAAATGAAATTCTTGTACATTGTTGATCATTTTGTACCATTTCCTCAATCTGAATATGGTGGAATCTGGAATGTAGTTGCAGGTACTGAAGAGGAGTGTTTTGACTTAATTGTTGCAGAAGATCAAGACAATTTCTTAGAATATTATGGAAAATTAAGGGGTAACATATCAAAATCAGATAAATATAAGGTGGAAGGCAATGCAGAATCAAAAGTTGTCTCCTCATTCTTAACTTAAAGAGTTATGACCAATAATGCAAGTTTGGTTCCATCTCTACAGAGACATGTAAGAGAATTAGAAGAGAAGGTAAACCAAAAGAACAAAGAAATAACAAACTTAAAAAACTTAATACAACTGATGCAACAAAGAAATGTATGATCCTCAGGTAAATGACTATGTTCGTTGGACAACAGAACTTGGCATGATACATGAGGGTTGGGTATATTTTAAAGCAGATCAATCTAAACCTAAAAAGGGATGGATAACACCTGCACGCTATATCTCAATAGAGATTGCAACAAAACCCAGACCAACTTGTGATCTGACAACATTTTTACATAAAAGGATTCATGTATGTTTATGTTGCTATGAATCAAATTGGCATGAGTTAGAATTTATTAGGAGAAGAGTTAGTAAACAAGATGACTCTAACCCTGATGAATTAAGTTATGGTGCATACAAGTCACAACAACACAGACCACTTGACGTTCAGTAAAATTCATTCTAAAATAAAGAATAAATTATTCAGTTTTATGCCAATACCAGATTTCTTTTCCCCTGATGATAGTGTCAAGTATCTAAAGAACTTTGAAGAGAATACAGACTCATATCTTGCAGCATTGGATTATGTAAAGGAGAGAGTATTTGGACAAGGAGCAATGATAGATGAGTTTAATGCAGACACCCTAGATGCTTTATGTAAACTGACAAATAAATTAATTGAGGACACAAATTATTCCTTTGCACAGGAACACCCAGAGTATAAAAACATAGAACAAATTAATTCAAATGTATTTCATTTAGAAAATTTTAGACCTGAGAAATAAATTATTACAAGTGTAGTACGAAGATACCATATATAGTGTTATGATTATGTTACAATGGTCACTTTATTGATTGGATCTCTTGACAACTTGGATTATTTTCTTTATACTAGTAAAAGGTAATCTCTCAGGGGTTTTCTCATGCCAATTAGTTACGCTCAAGACCAACTCAAATCTAAGTACAGAGTTACTTTAGAGTTGGATGTTCAAGAGGATTTTAATCCCTTTAACATTAACTGGTCAAAAACATTAGATGTTCATCCTAATGAAAAATTAAAAGTATATGTGGAGGATTTGAACTTGCCTGATGTTTGGTAGAAATAAATAATAAATGAAAGAAATTAAACTTCCAATGAAAAAGTCATTCTTAGAATTTATGTCTCTATGTGAGGCAGTTTATGATAAGGATGTAATGGGGCGTTCACAAATAAAGAAAACTGGAGAGGGTGGAAGAATAGCACCAAAGAGAAAGCAAACTGATGCAGAGAAGAGAAGAATGAAAGCAGTTGGTGGTGGTAAGATGGTTCCAGCCAAAACTTATAAAGATCGTAAGGATATTGGAACACAACGTAAGACATCAGACCGCCAACAACAACCCACTCAAGCAAGAGGTTCAGCAGCTCTATCGCCAAGAGAACAACAAGCAAAAGCAAGACGAGAGAGAATGGCTGCAAGGAGTGGTGCAACTAAAGTTAAGTCAAAAGATTTGAAGAAACAGGCAGATAAATTATTAGCAACTAAAAAGAAAAAGACAGCAGACCCTAATTATAAACCACAAAAAGCAAGTGGATATACTCGTGATGAGAGACACAGATTAAGAAATGCAGCTCGTAGATTGATGAAAGATATGAGAAAAGGAAAAGAAAAACCTGCATCAGCCTATGACCCACAAATTAAGAATTTTGGAAAACAAACTGGTTCAAGTGCATATTCAAATACTGGATTAGTTTCAAAAGGAAGAAAGAAAGGATCATAATAGAGCCCTCTAAATTGTTTCTATAGTGTACCTGAGTGCCTCTGTATGGCACGATAGAGTAATCTATGGTACAATATAACTATATTATTGTTTTTTGATGATCGAATTAAGACCACACCAATTAGAAGCCCTTGATGCTATGAGTGACTCAGATAAGGGTCAGATCATAGTTCCCACAGGTGGTGGTAAGACTTTGTGTATGATTGAAGATGCGAAGAAAGTATCAGGAACTATTGTTGTAGTTGCACCTCGCATACTATTAGCAGAGCAGTTATCAAGTGAGTTCCTAGAGATACTTAATAATGTATCTGTTATGCACGTTCACTCAGGAGAGACTACACACTTCTCATCTACAAAAGCAAGTGATGTGTATATGTGGGATTTGCACACCAGAGGAGACAAGATTATATTTACAACATATCATTCACTACACAGAATACAAGAGAGTCATATTCATGTAGATACGATATACTTTGATGAGGCCCATAATGCTATCCAAAAGAACTTTATTGAAGCAGTTGAGCATCATTCAATGTATGTGGTTCGCAACTATTTCTTTACAGCAACACCAAAACATTCTTTCACACCTTTCAAAACTGGTATGAATGACACAGATATATTTGGTGGTGTTATTTGTAATGTTGGAGCCCCTAAGTTAGTCAAGCAAGGATATATTCTACCACCTAAAGTTAAGATCAAGAAGTTCAATATCCTTGAGGACAAGCAAGAGGTTGCTGAGAGAGACTCAGAGCATTTACTTGAGACACTTGATGACAATGACATCAACAAGAGTTTGATTTGTGCAAGATCAACAAAGCAAATTGTTCGCTTATTCTCAGAGTCAAACTTTATTATGGAACTTGAGAATCGTGGATACTCATGGATGTTTATTACAGCAAAGACAGGTGGTGTTATCAATGGTAAGAAAGTTGATCGTGAGACATTCTTTAATACTCTCAACAGTTGGGGTCAAGACCCACACCGTAGATTTGTAGTTGCACATCATAGCATACTCTCAGAGGGTATCAATGTCAAGGGTCTTGAAGCGGTCTT